GTTGGGCAATGAAGAACGACATAGACCTTGCGTTCAGAAAAACACACCTTTCCAAATCTCAGTATAAAACGCACACACCTCAACCCCAACCCGTGCGTCACGGAATTCCGCTTCACGACATCTTACAATGCAAAAGAGACATGTAAATGGTTAAGGCGAATATTTTCATGATCAGTATGGCTTCGTTGTGGCACACGTACTGCAGGCCGGGTGTGTCGCGGATTCACGGCGTGGGCTTATTTGCAGTGCAGCCAATCAAGAAGGGGGCGATACTCATGCCAGCACGTGGACTTCAGGGGTCGTGGAAAACTGTCGAATGGGCCTATGAAAACTCAGTGGAACCAGGTGTCATAAAAATGATGCAGGATTACATTTGCAGCAAAGACTATTGCTCTAAAGACTATCTATTTGTTCCCAGCAGTCCAATTACCGCATTTGAGCCCCAAATGCTCATGAACCATTCGCTCGATCCCAATGTCAGGGTGAATGAAAGGTTGCAGATTGAAGCTACGTGTGACATTCGCACTGGTGACGAACTCACTGAAAATTACATTGACATCTGCGGACATTCGCACATGCTAAACAATTGAAGTTAGCCTTCATGCCCACGCGGGAGCTTCTTGCGTCCCAAGAGTTCGTCAATGTCGTCAAGTTCCGTGTCAGGATACTTCAGAGAGTCCACTTTTTCTTGCGGGTATCCGTCCGCTAAACACGCCGATTTAAGCTCCTCAATGGGAGATCGCCGATTCTTGTATTTTGCCCGCAGAGTAATAAGGTTTGCATAGTCCTTTTCACTGCGGCCATAATGGAAAGACCCAATCGCTGGACGCCACATAGCGTTTGCGTTTTACTTAAGACGCATTGCAGCCTTTAAGTGAAATTAATAAATACTCACTGTGTATGAGAATTCATATTATTGGGGCGGGGCCAACTGGCATTTCGCTCGCGTGGGCATTGTCACACTCTCAATTATACGAGCCCATTTTGTACGACAAGCACGCGCTGATTGGCGGATCGTGGCGTGAACCAAGCGCAACTCAGAGAAATCTGCACTCGCACCGGCTTGTTTTCAAAGGGGCTTATGTAAACTTTGAGGATCTCCTCAGCCAAATGGGCCTCAATTTTGACAAGTACTTCAAGCCCACTGCGAAAAGCGCCTCGTTCAGGTTTCTCGCCAAACGCCTCAAAGTGTACGACTTTCTTGCAATAGGCCTTTTGTACGCTCGCACAATGATCACGTCGTCCTCTGCAACGGTAGACGAATCTCTCCAGTCATTGCGAGTCTCACCAGAGTGTCTCCAGGTGCACAATACGCTCTGTTACGCAATCGACGGAGTGCCGAGTGCCACAATGACAATCAACGAATACGCGCGCAGTATCGACAAAACCCTGCTGTATACCCCGCATGATCAGCGAGTGTCAGGGCACGTTATGTGCAAAGATATGGAGGCAGCACTCCGCGCGCGCGGCGTTCAAGAGCATTACAACACCGAACTCATAAAAGCTAATTTGGACGCTCAACTATTCACCTTGACGTCACCACAAGGCACCTTTGAGCTCAGTGCACGCGACGACGTCGTTATTTTAGCACTTGACGCCAAGCCGCTCCAGGGGCTGATCGGAGGTCAAGTGTGCATACCTGAGGACGGCATGTATGGTTCATTGAGTCTCGTCTTTTCATTTGATGAAATAGTCAACTTTAGCGAAGACGACTTTTACCACATTGCGCATGACACCCCTTGGCATTTGTTGTGCAGCAAGCTGGCGGGCAATACAGAGCTCAATGTGGTAATTTGCGACGCTGTGACTCCAAGTCCTATTAGTCGGAAAACCTCTGTGCAATCTGGAGAAATCCCGCTTGTCCAAGAAGTGTGGCGCCAGCTGACTACGATGAAAAAGCTTCCAAAATACAACAAGTCAGCCGTGTGCTGGGGAGCATCGTGGAACACTACGAAGCAGCTATGGGAGCACTCACAGAGCGCCAACGTGATTACCAAAAGCGGCACCGTGGACTTTGCCGTAGCACCAAATGTATTCGCATGTGGCATGCTGAGCGCACGAAGCACCCCATTTGCCAGCATCGAGGCGGCTGTGGAGGTGTCACGGCTCCTGATTCGCGACCACTTTCAAGACGCTTCACACTGCGCCAAACTGAAACATCACGTGCACGTATCGCATTTGATTGTTGCTTTGGTGTGTACTTTAGTTGCGGTATATGTTTACAAGCGTCGCAATAAATAATATATTCATTCTCATTGTATGGAATTGATTCGCAGCTATATATTAAATCCAAACGCAGACCACGACGCAACAGTGCAGCTGTACGAGTCTCCAAATGTGAGTGACGTTGTTGGGATAAAGTATCAGCCAGACGTCCTGATACTTGGTGCGGGGCCGGGCGGGCTCAGTGCGGCTCATAAGCTCACGTTGCGAGGGAAATCGGTGCGCATTCTTGAAAAAAGTGAGCACACCTTGGCTGAATATAAAGATTCGAATTATGACGATACTCGTTTGTGGCAGAATGCAATGGGAGATGCGCGGTTTAGTGAATCATTTGCAAGCTCTGACGGGTATACAGTTTGGAAGGGCAGTGGCAACGGGGGCGGAACGCTCCACTTTGGCTTGCAGTACATTGACACTGAATCTCTGATTCAAAGCAGCGAACTCGACCCCGCGATTTTTGCAGAACTACAGTCACTCACACAGCCACAAAAGTACGACTATACACACCCTGCATTCAATCCCAATCTGGCAAATCTGCGCACCAGCTTGGAAGAGTCTAGCGATTTCACTACCCATAACAACAAGGTGTACTGCACAAACCTCGAGACCCACAGCAGGCTTTTATACGGCGACGTGTATTCCAGCAATGTTACCCACGGCGTTCACATTGACAAACTCACGATGGACAATCAAGCGGTGCGTTATGCCAGGGACTCGCAAGGTAAGCGGCACTACGCAGGGTCATACGTACTAGCGGGCGGTGCAATCACAAATCCACACATTTTACAAAATAGCGGAATAGCAACTCCTGACACATCCATGTATGATCATTTGGGATTCACCGTTGTGTACGGGAAACTAGTGCAGCAACCTGTGTACTCTCAAGTGTATGATCCAGATCACTTGGTGACGCTCAACATAGACACTCTCCAGAAAATACACAACACTACAGGCAGATACGTGTACAAAGCGGAAGGCACTAACATTCCTGCTGTAGACACGAACAAGGTTTGGGATTTCACAAATTTCACGACGCAGCACATTGGCGGTACAGCTAAGATAACCCAATGGACAAGTACACAAACCCTTGTGTACCCACCCACACACAGTAGCTTACGGTGGAATTCAAACAAGGGCAAGTTTCCTCTCATTGGAGATTTTGAAGGGTCCATCAGATGGGGATCTCTACCCAATGAATTACAAACTGACGCACTGGCACAGTCTCTTGGGGTTCCTGTGATTAGTACAGGGGAAATACAAGGATACGAGTACATTCCTCAAGACTTGGGACTAGACAATGACAACATTGTTGGTCACCTTCAAACTCGTGCAGCAGATCTGTCATGGCAGACGTACTACTCGCTCAGTCCGGGTCAAAGTACAGCATTGGTGCTCACTCACGCGCAAAGTGCAGTGCTGAACAAAACAGGCTCCGTGGCTGGGGTTGACGTCGACTTTAACCGCGCCACTGGGGATCTGGACGTCGCTGCATCTCAGCTTCTAGACGCATACAGTGCGAATGAAAACATCCTTACAGGCTTGGGATACACTCGCCTCAGCCCAAGTCCCGGACTGGTGTCCACTATCAACGCAGCTTTTGTAAAGACTGCAATGAACTCCATTTACCATTACCACGGCAGTTGCTCATCTCTTGTTGATGGTGAAAATAAAGTCAATGGGGTTTCAAATTTGTACATAGGGGACGCTTCTACGCTCAAGAAGCCTTGGGGAGGCTCCACAAGCGTACCGGCAGCAGTGCAGGGTCTCATTGCTGGCAGCTACGCTTCAACAAGCTCCTCGATGTAGTCCATCTCATCTGGAGTAAGATCAGCGCACCCTTCTTCCCACACGCGAACGCACTTCTCAGAAGCATCGCACCACGTATATCCTGCACACGTGACGCAGTGGTGCACACTTTCAATGCAGTTGTTCACACCCATTGCACGGGCGCAATACGCCGTCCCAACAACGGCAAACAGAGTCACACATTGCAGGAGATGTTTCGTACGGAGCTGGACCATTTAGTACTATACCACATAATTTCTTAAACTACACGTATTTATTCGGCTGATTCCGGAACAGGCTCAGGTGCAGGCTCAGGTGCAGGCTCAGGTGCAGGCTCAGGGGCCGGCATTGGCGCCTTGGACTTGCGCGACTTCCACTTGGGGGCGCTCAGCTTGGGCATTGCGCACATGTCCTTGGTCACGCGGTAAAACAGCTTGCTGCGGCGTTTGAGCAGCTTGGTGTACTCGCCCACTTTGAGGTCCACGTACGCCCTGAACGCGTCGACGTCGTCGTCCAGGCAAGCAGTCTCCTTGAAGTCAATCACATCAAATCGTGACAAATCAATGGCACCTTCGGACTCTTTGACGCGCTCGAGCCAAATCTTGGCCACCTTGACGGGGGACACTTCGCCGTTGGTGTAAATGTCCTCTTCAATCAGCTCGGGGTAGTTTGCAAGGAACACGTTGTGGTTGAAGCCATTGCGCACCAGCCCTTGCGACGCGCCAAATGCAATGTATGCGATTGCTGCTTTGGTTTCGTCAATGGACCCGTCTTCGGCTTTGAACGCATCCTGCACCGCGGCGTAGGTGGCGACGTATTTCACGCCGTCAAAAAAGTCGGTTACTGGGCGCACACCGGAGAGCACCTCTGCGCGGCCGCCAGACTCGTAGTGCATCTTGCCAATGGCAGGAACGAACTCCTCCCACGCCATTTGCTGAGTGTTAGACGATAGTGTGCCAAGCACAAGGTCGTCGTATGACGCAATGTACTTCACATAGTCCAGCTCCTTTGGTTCGCTGCCCACTTCCACGTAGTGCATGGCAGCCTTTTGGAGGGCGCTAAGCTCGTCACGCTTGCCATACAAGCCCATTATTTCAGATTCGTACGCCATGAGGTAGGCATATGCGTCGAACCCGGAGCGCGCCATAGGGGGCACAGACTCGCCGGTTTCGTTTGTGGGGTCAGCCAAGTGACCCTTCATGCGCTCAATGAAGAGCTTTGTGAATTTGCTGGGTTCAAACGCACCCACTTTGCGCTTGGACTTGCGCCAGATGTCCGCCTTCTTGTCAGACAGGACCTCAGGGTTGGACGCAGCAGCCATAACGGGATCAAACGTAGCCACGCGCCCCTGGGATTCTGCAAAGTTGGTCATGAAACGCGCCGCAAGCGCCTGGTCGGTTCCGCAAAATCGAATCACGTCGTCATATGAAGCTATAAATCGAAGCTCTTCGCTCGCCATCTTTCTTGTACCCTAACGCGAGATATTTTTATTGATGTACCACTCAACAGTTTCCATGAAACCTGCGTCAAACTCTACAGTCTCTTTCCACCCCAGATCTTTGAGCTTTTTGCAGTTGATTGCATAACGAAAGTCATTAAACGGCCGGTCTTCCACATAGACGCAGTGATCGCTCGGATCTTCACCAGGTTTGATCTGTTTGCACAGCATTGCATGAATCTCCTTCACGCTGTACTCGTTTTCGGTGCCAATGTTGTACACTTCGCTTATTTTCCCATGGTGCCATATGGTGTCAACTGCGGTTGCCACATCTTTTGCGTGAATAAAGTTGCGACGTGTGTCGCCCTGCCCGTGAACGGTGCACTTTTCGTTGTTCAGCAAGTGCTGAATAAACTTTGGAATGAGCTTTTCCGGATATTGGTTTGGACCGTACACGTTGTTTGCGCGGGTAATCTTGATCGGCAGGTTGAAGCTGGTGTGATACGCATTGCACAGAAACTCTGCAGCAGCTTTTGTGGCGGCGTAGGGGTTTGTGGGATTTAGAAGGGACTTTTCACAACAGCCGTTGTGTTCAAGGTCCACCTCGCCGTACACTTCGTCCGTGCTAATGTGAATAAACTGCTCAAGCTTGCTGTATTCCCGTGCACATTCAAGCAACGTGTGTGTGCCTAGCACGTTGTCGCGCGTAAACTGAATGCTGTTTCCAAAGCTGTTGTCCACGTGAGTTTGTGCAGCAAAGTGGATCACAACGGAAATCGAATGTTTGCTTAGCAGGCGGGTCACAAGCGCTGCGTCGGTGATGTTTCCGTAGACAAAGGTGTAGTTCTTGTAATTCTTCACATTGTCTTCGTGCGCACAATAGTCCAGCTTATCAATGTTGACAAAGTGGTGTTCAGGGTACTTCTCTAGAAAGTAATTGAGACAGTTTGAACCAATAAATCCACACCCACCAGTTACGAGAACCTGCATACAGTACAAAGGCTCTTCGTAATAATTGGTGAAAAATTACGCACAGTAAATGTATGGAGCAACAAGTCCACGATGCGTACATGGAGGTATTAGGGCGGAGGGCTGACCCCGACGGACTGAAGACGTACACTGAACGATTGAGGAAGGGAAAAAGCGTTCAGTGGCTGAAACGAGTACTGCAGCGGTCTGGAGAGAAAAAAAAAACAGGGGTGCCCCACAGTGGTACACGTGTAACAGCCAAATTCCGAAGTGAGATGAAGATCAACGTAATCATCCTAGAAGATACGCTACGAACGCATACACTTAAATGTATTGACAATGTGAAGCTGTATTGTAGTGGTGTATTGAACAAAATAATAGTAGCATCGGAATTAAATCATAGTATTCCAAATGTTGATACAGTTGTCGTTCGAAGTCTTGCAAATATCGAATCGTGGTACAGCAAGTTTAAAGAAGGCGATAATTTGATAGTGTATTCTTCAATCCGATTGAATGCAGTAGTAACTATTGATACACTCACAGCGCTACATGAAGGAAGTATATTGTATCCAGATACACTATATTCACTTTCGCAAGGATATGCAAAATATACTAGATATGAACCATTTACAATCACGACAAACCCCGCTGCGTTATTTGTATTCAAACACCAACACACTACACTAACTTCGTTTCAAAAAATCCACGAAGTCCGAACCATGACCTTTCCATACATACAAATTATAGAAGAATCTACGTCTTTTTACAGAATATGCCGGAAACAAAAATGTGCAACGAATTATACATTTGAAAAAGATAGAGTTGTACTAGTATTGGACGCAAGTACCCCAACTCCAGATCAAGACTCAGGTTCTAATGGAATTTTCAATATGATGAGAGCGTTCAAAGAAGCAAGTTGTGATGTTGTATTCTGCGGGTGGGATAACACAACATATTTCCCGTACTACACTGATAAACTAGGTGCATTAGGAATATATTCTCATTTTCGAGACGACTGCGATACGTTACGTCCTTCACAGGTTGATTTGCACCAAATTTGCGAACGTGCATGTTTGATTGTTATGTGTAGATTAAACAGTGTAGAAACATGTTTACCATATTTTAACGAGTTTTCCAACAAGGTTTTGTTTCATACGCTTGATCTTCATTTTGTGAGATTGAATAGGGAGGCAACTTTACAGCACCGGATCATAGATTCTCAAATTGAATCCAAAGAACTGATGTACATAAAAAAAGCAAAGTTCGCAAGTGTAATCAATACATATGAAAAATCAATGTTATCACAAAAACATATCGAACAAAATATAGTGCTGATTCCTATCAACATTGAGATTCCAAAAAAAATAATGTACAAAGCAAATAAGCGAGAGGGTATCATTTTTGTTGGTGGGTTTTCACATACTCCAAATGTTGATGCTCTGGAGTTTCTTATCTCTACGGATGTACCATTACCAGTCCACATCGTCGGTTCAAAACTTCCGACTGCCCTACAAAGAAAATTGCCCAAGAACTATCAATACCACGGTTTTTTACCTGAAACTGACTTGAGGTCATTAATGCACCGCGTTCGATTGAACATAGTTCCTTTAAGATATGGCGCAGGAAGTAAAGGAAAGATTGCCCACGCACTTGCTAATTGCCTGCCAACTCTTTCCACACCGATTGGTGTTGAAGGAATGTCCATTCCCGATGATTCAATATTTGTTTCACGCGAAGAGTCGTTTCAAAAGCACATATTAGTTACATATGAGAATTTTGATTTGTGTGATAGTGTTGCCAACAAGGGATATGAATTTGCCAAACAGCACTTTTCTTACGAAAATCAAAAAAAAGTAATTGAACGAGATGTATTACCCTACTGTTGAATAGAGCGCATATCCATGATTTTTACATTCAAATGCATCAGAACTGCAGTAAACAATTTCTCATACTGTATACATTTGATTCGCGTACTTATGACTTCGCTGGAAGCAGTCTTATAACTTTCATGTTTGTTCAACCATTCGTGAGTCTTCTGTTCAAGCATCTTACTTTCAATTTTTTTGAAATTATGGAAAGGCATTGAAAAATTTATGTTGTCAAGTACATGCGCTTTTAATAAGACAAAGTTTGTTCTAATCCACTGGCTGATATCGATGTTATCCAACTTTTCTCCAAAAGAGTCCAATAAACCACATACTTCATAGTCTGATTTCATAAAAATTTCATAATGTTGTCGTGTAAACATTTGAATGTGTTCGTTTGGTTTGTTCATTAGTGCTGATGTTGCTAATATACAACTATCACACACAATGCTGTGTGTTTTAATGTATGCTAAACCCGTGTTTAAACAGGTAAACTCATGCAAAGTATCACACGAACCGATTACATGTACTTTGCCTTCAATAATCTTATTATAATCACAAGGAAGTCTATTGTCAACAATCACTAGAGTGAAGCTATCAGATAAGCGGTGAATAATGTTAATGAAATCAGTCGCACAAAATGGGTATGTCATTCCACTGCATGCTAATATTCCAACAATATGCATACGTAAATTGACATAATTGTTTTTAAAATATAACGTGCAATGCCACCACACGTTGCTCTCCAAAATGACTCCATAGTACCTTCTCCTCGCTGAACAAGGTCGGATAACTGTGTAACTTCTACCTTGTTTACGTAACTTAACAAACTCTGGATACGGTATGTGGTTAGCATTCCCACACCAGGTGGAGGAACCTCAATACCCGCTTGATTAAAATTCTTTGAAAACACTCTGATTTCAAGAGTGCTATCAGGACCTCCATGAAAAACAAGATTAATAAACGTATTTGATATCCATCAGCTGTAGTATAACGCGTGTAGAAAAAATATGAAAAATGTTATCAAAAAATATGAAGAACATTCTTATTGTTGGATGTGGGCTTTCAGGTGCGGTTTTAGGTGAACAATTTGCAACAAATGGATTTAACGTAACAATTATTGAAAAACGCGACCATATCGGAGGTAACTGTTATGATTTTTACAATAAGGACGGTATACTAATGAACAAATATGGTGCACATCTGTTTCATACAAACAACGACCACGTATGGATGTACGTAAAAAAGTTTTCAGAGTGGATTGAGTGGGAACATCGTGTCGTTGGTTACGTTAATGGAAACTATGTGCCGATTCCTGTAAATATAACTACTGTCAATAAACTATTTGATACAAACATTAAAAATGACATTGAAATGAGACAATGGCTTGATAGTAATCAAACAAAATATATTTTCCCTGCTAATGGGAAGGAGGCAGCATTAAATCGCGTTGGACCTGAGTTATACAAACTAATTTTTGAAACATATACAAAGAAACAATGGGATAAATATCCTGAAGAACTTGATGCAAGTGTGTTACAGCGAATACCTGTACGTGATAACTTTGATGATAGATACTTTATTGACAAATATCAGGCACTACCAAAATACGGATATACGAATTTCTTCGCCAAGTTGTTGAAACATGAAAACATTTCTGTCCACTTAAATACGGATTTTTTCGAATACAGCAAGGTAGTAAACCTTGCTGAATACTCAAAAATTATTTACACTGGACCGATTGACCAATACTTCGGAGATTCTGGATATCCGAAATTAGAGTATAGAAGTATAAATTTCAAAGAAGAGAGTCACGATGTTCATCTATTTCAATCGAATAGCGTTGTAAATTATCCTGGACCTGATACTGAATACACTCGTATCGTTGAATACAAACATTTCTTAAATCAAAAAACGTGCACTGGAAAAACAATTATTGTCAAGGAGTATACAACAGATGATGGAGAGCCATACTATCCTGTTCCAAATGATAAAAATCGCAAAATTTTCGAAATGTATAAATTATTAGCCGACAAAGAATCAAAAGACAATAACGTAATTTTCGTAGGAAGACTTGCGAATTACAAATATTTCAATATGGACGAAGCCATAGCAAATGCACTGAATATCTTTCAATCTATTCGTCACGAAATATAATTCATTTTGATTGTTATTGTACAATGAAAAGTTTAATATTAATACTGTCACATTACATAAACGATAATTTGATACGTTCATTGAAAGCGCAGTATAAACCAGATTCTGAACTGACTTATGTACTTCTGCTAGACAATGTTTCTTCCGAATGTTTTCAAACAAGTGAAATTTTACCGGAACATGTTAACTGTGTATCTATCTATAGAAACGAAACTACATTGAGTAAAAATTCATATGACCGACATGATGGCGGAGGGCATGTAATGTATATGCAATATGTCCACCAAAATAGGAAATTTGTGTCAGAATTCAATTTTGTCTGGTGCGTTGAAAATGACGTTTACTTTACAGGTTCGATGAATGAGTTCATAAAGGAATACGACAACGATGTGTCTGATGTGCTTGCAACACAACTAATAAATATTGATGAATCGTGGAACTGGTTGTCATCATTACGAGGCTTTGATATGAAGGAGGTAGTTCTCATGCAAGCATGGTTGATGGCCGCGCGCTTCAAACCATTTGTTTTAATCCACATGGCAAGTGCACTAGGTAAAGATTTCGATGGCTTTCTTGAGGCATTGATGCCAAATTTTTGTAGAAGATATGATTACTCTTTATCAGCTATAAAGCATGAACACAATTCCGAAGTTACTGTATATGCAAATGAATTGTGTGACAAAATCGCAACCATGATTAAACAAAAAAACCCTGATACAATGAAATCAGAGTTGAATTTGAAAGAAAACATTATTTTACATCCTGTAAAGTTAATTTGAAATTCGTTCGTAAATTTTCGAATAAATATCTGTTTTTATGACGAAATCATCTAATATACTATGAACGTTTGTATCATATTTTATTACAGATAGTTTCTGTAACTTTAATAATTCGCGAATATGCATAGTGTCATATTTGCAAGTTCCGCAAAAAATGTGTATGTGGGAGTATTTATCAGGATGCAAAATCATTTTCAATTGATAGAAATCAGAGTCATACTTATTATGGTCATTGAATTTATCTATGAATGATATTGCGTCTTGTTCAATGCACATTTTTTCAAATTCGAGGGAAAGATTTGTTTGAGGATTGATTGCAAATATTTCTGCATTGTACATTTGCCCGAATAACAGCGCTGCATATCCTCCTTTGGAAAGTCCCAATGTGAAAACTGTGTCAACACCATTCAAATGTTTTTCAATTATCAAACGTATTTGTTGCACGTGTTGGAGATACCACGTATTATGACTTTCACTAAAATGCAAGGTAGGAATGTGTTTTTGAGAAATTTTATAAAATTCAAAAAAACTTTTGGTCGAATAATTGAAAGCAGAATTAAATATTATTAACAATTTGTTGGGATTCGCAACGGTTGAGTTGTACACATGATTCAACATTCTTTTATCGTAAACAAGAAAAAAATGACGACGTTCAAACGTCTGATGAATTCAAAAAAAAAAATTTATCCTATATATGAATATTTTGACAGTCACCAAAACATTTCACACAACTACCGTCAGGAATGATTCTAGTATATTACTCATCTCATTTTGTAGTGCTGATATACATGGAATTTTGCGAACTTCATGTCAGGAAAAAAACATAGAATGGTTTTTTTGGCTTAAAAACTTTACACAGAGTGACATTGCTTTCATCACACCAAATAAGTGTGATTGGTATACAGAATCAAAAAACGACATTACTTTGTATTTACAATCACTGATAAAACAAATGAAATACAATACCGTTATTACGTTTGGTGCGTCCATGGGTGGATATGGCGCTTTGCTTTTCGGTTCTCTACTTGAAGCAGATACAATCATAGCTATAAGTCCACAAACTAACATATCACAAAATTGCTATATGAACGAAAATGCTCCATTTCCGTTTCCCAGACATTCACATGGAGACTTGACACTACAAACATATGATAAATGTGCAATACATATATATTGCTCTAATAATGAATATGACTTAAAACAAATTGAATATTTCGTCAAACGAGTACGTGGTGTTTGCGTACAAAAAATTGAAAAAAATGATAGTCACGGCTTCATCGTTGATTATTCAAATGAACAAATCCAAGAAATGTTTACAAATTACATTTTCCCCATTATAAACAAATTTGTCTCTAGTAATTGAAGGAATGCACCTTCTCTTCGCACATTGTTCAATATAAAGATTTTAGCTGATGTAAATTTACATTTTTCGCGCTCGCGGTTGGATTGGTCAGCAGGTGGTATCCCTGCATGTCGGAATTTCAGAGTTATATTCAAATTTTTTATGAAAATTATATTACAATGAACATTCAATCTTATGTTGACTCCTTAAGGGTTAACACTGTTTTAGAACTTTTACAAGGATTACCACACGTAACGCATTTTGTTGACCTGGTCCGTACACAACAAAAGTTGGACAACTTTGGTAAGGAAGGCTACATATATATACCAATCAATGATGCTATTTTAGATGCTATTGACAAAATGAGAATTACACATGAACAATTCAAAAGTGTATATAAATTTGATGAACAAATCGATTTTCATTTTCAAAACAATATAATAACACAAGATGATTACGGTAATAATTTCAATGTATTAGCAACATTTAATAGCACCGCCCCCAACTCTACCGTCTACATTATTGATAGATTGCTAAATGTTCGCAACCTTGGTACTGTTATATCATCTGACAACGCATATGATGGATATACATTATTCTCGCCTATGAGACAAGGAAATACGTTTATGATAGATAATAAAGGTGATACAGTTCATACTTGGTATGGTAATTCACCTGTTTTAAATACATATTTGATAAATGATGGTCCATTAGCTGGAAAGTTAATGAGAGCTGTTGTTCATGCTGATAATACAGGTAACTTAGTCCCTAGTGAAGTTAGGTGGGGAGGAGCACAGGGGGTTCTCGAAGTTGTTGACTTCAATTCTCAAGTTTTATTCAGGTATACACTTTCTGGTGAATATGATTTAGATGGCGTTGTAAGAAAAGTAGTATTTCATCATGATTATTCGTATAGAAGTGTAACAAACAGTGTTTTCTTACTTAACTGGGTGTATTACGACTATGATGAATGTGTCAAAGCAGGTAGAGATCCTGCTTTGATGACTGAAAATGTTGGTATTGGATTTGAACAAGTGATAGAGATTCCAATCGATATAACTGCAAAACATAAAAACATCTTAACTGATTCTACAGTATTACTAAATCACGTAATAGCAGAACAATGTATTGACAACGTTATAACTTTTTCATCAAGCAAAATTGGATCGCTGTCTTTTAGCAATATTATGATTTATGGAATAGAAGAACTAGAATGTACAAATAACACAAATGACGATATCACAATGATATTTATCATTCATTCTATAGACGATAATGGTAATGTTGAGTGGAGTTCAAAGTGGCACGTAAGTGATTCTGTAACCATACATCCTGGCAAAAACATTATTAAAGATTTACTGATTTCTACGGATTTTCAACACAAACATAAGTCGTATGTTTATCGCCTTTGGTGTTTAAGCAAAACAACACCTTCAGCTGAAAATACACTCACTTTTGATAAAATAACAGTATTTCAGACAAATGAAATAGAAGGATATTCAACAGCAAAATGGATTTGGAATCAATGGGATCACATGGTACAAGACAGGTTTCCAGATAAACTTAACTATGTAAATAGTGTTTATTCACAAAACAACAACTGTAAGCTAGATTTTAATTACCCAGATGATGAAATAGATTTTTCAACTGGGCAGCCAGATGTCAAAGATGATATATTCCATGCTAATGCTCTAGACTGGAATGAGGAACAAAACGAAGTTATGATAAGTGTTAGAGGGTATCATGAGTTATGGGTAATAAACAAAAACACAAATAACATTGTGTACAGATGGGGAAACACAAAGACATACAATGATAAAGGGATGCGGGTATTGGACGGACAACATAATACGCATTGGATAACTGTTGGTAAAGACAAAGGAAAAATAATGCTATTTGACAATGGTCAGCTTGCTGATGATCAAAGTATCATCCGTGTTATTGAACCAGAATACAACAATGATGGAACATACAAATATGATTCAAAAGGTGTATTTTTACCGTATGATTCTAAAAACATAAAAATTCAAAAGAATTTGTTGAGTGATTTTATATCTGGATGTCAGCGATTACCAAATGAACATACGTTAGCGTGCTGTGGGCCAGTAGGAACAATAATAGAGTTTGATGAGAATTATAACGTAGTATGGAGATACACATCACCATATGAGTTTAAAAATATGAATATGGTAGAAGAATCACAAAGTGGAACGTTGGGGTATGGACAAAACATGGTATTCAGAGCATTGAAGTACCCAAAACACAATCCGCAATATAATGAACGATTTACAGAGTATGGAACGCAACATGTAAATGTTGATCACTCAGAAACCGACAAATTCATCGTTCAATATTTTAATAGTAAATCATTTGTAGTTACAAATAAATACAATCAAATATATGAACAAGTTATTAGTCCTTCGCACTTATACATGACATATCATATAAAATCCGGTGTCTTTAAAAACTGTTTTGTATCTTTATCAGGTGATAAAAATTTCGAGAACATGGGAAGTGGGGGTGAAATATTATTTCTTAATCAAAACAGTGAAGTCTTATTGAAACTTGAACTGTTTGATAGTGAAACAAACAATCACGTTCATCACGACATCGAGTTTGACGAAAGTACCAACCATATATACTACATATATAGAGAGAAATATGCCGACTATGATCTTCCTGAATATTTGAAGAATGGCTCAACGCGATACATTGACTCTGTATACAAGATAAAAATAAATGAAGACTTAAGCACTTCAGAACCAATTAAAGTTTTTGATTTGAAATTGATTTTTCAGACACACGAATCTCTGCGACACCTCAATGACAAAAACGATTTAACGCATGCAAATGGCATATCCATAAGAAATAACAAATTACTTATATCCTGTAGGGAAATTGCAAGTACAGTAATATATAATATGACAACAGGAGATTACGAAGTCATGACAAATGAATTTGACGAACCTATACCGTCCCTGAAAAATGGTGTGGTTACCATGCATCAGCATAGTTCCGAATGGATCAATGACGAAGAATTCAGCGTATTTATCAATCAATACAAATACGTAGGAACGCGAAATGATAATCCATGGCAAAATGCAATTTTCTTATACAAAATAAACGAGCAAGGTTATTTCTACAAATATCATCAAATCATACTCCCATACGAATTTTCATGGAAAGTAACATCAGGAGCATATAAGATGCAAAATTCATTTTTGGTAACAAGTGATAATAATATCTATGAAGTTGATATGCAAGGAAATATACTATTTCACTCTAAGTGGACTCATAAATTCTACAAAACAGCTCTGATTTATACTGAAGATTATCCGAATATGTTGCCAAGTCAAACGCCCATCTCGAGTGAGGTTATTGATCAAGGAGGATACATATCTTAATTAACCATAAACTTGAACATGTATAGGTTACTCAACATGAATTGAACGAAACGCCTCAAAATAACGTTTTCCTAATATCCTATGACTTTCAGAACTGAAATGGATTTTATCACCATTGTTAAACTCTGAGTCACTCACTTCCAAGTCCATAGATGACACACATTTCGTGTAAGGGTCACCATCAACATTAAGATATCGCAATTCTTTATTGCGAGCTTCCCATCCTTTGTATGAACCAGTGTAAGCCCCTGTAGTTTCACCAACTATGAAAGGAGTCTTTGAATAACAGTACTCAAGAGATCTATATTGATGTATAACTTTATTCAATGAAGTCTCGAAGTATCTTTCATTAAATGAAGAAACACCACCATTACCTTCTCCTTGATGCCAGCAAATAACATCAATAATTCGATTTTCTGGATCAATTGAATCCATTGCCTCGTGAATATTTCTTACATGAGCATCATAAATATCACCTTGTACTCCTGGCATATAATTTCCATAATCTTGTCCATAATCAATTTCACCGGAAACTCCAGCATTTTGTTGGTTAAATTGATAATATTCTTCATCTGCATCATATTTGACCCATCTTGATATAGGCTGGCCATCAACCCCAAAATTTATTATTCCAACTCTGATGTCTGAATACCCTTCTACTAGCTTCTTGGCAAAGTGAAAAGCCAAGCATTGTAATAACGGAGGTTTTGTTCCTATATGTTTTCGCAAGTCTGCCATTTCCCATGTTTTAGACCATATGTTAAATGAATAGACTCTATTGTGAGGCTGATCATCTTTGGATGTGTCATAATATAGACCTCCAACCCCCTGGCTATTACTCTGACCAGTTAATGCGATTATAAAATTTGGTTTATCGTGTGAACCATAATTTCTGTACGGAACTTGTTTTGCATGTTAAAGTATAGCAGATCTCCATCAGTAAGACCAAGTTGATCAACTTTAAGTGTATATGGTTGTGCATTTAAACAAATTTTATTTATGGTAACCACTGCATCAGTTGTCGGTAATATCCAAATTCTGAACACGTATTCCTTGCATCTATGCGAAAAAGGTTCAGTCACATCAAAAGATACAGAGTTACTACCTTCGTTAACAATTTCTAGTTTAGCATAGTATGCGTCAGATCAGTCGATTGGATAGTTGTGAATAATTAGGGCAAAATACATTTTTGAACTTGTTGTAAAGTCGATTGTTACACGGTTTGAACCGAAGTATACACAGTTCATATCGATGAGATCAGTTGGGATGCTTTGAATACAATGAACATCATGGCCAATGTTTGGATGAGATAAGTTCATTATATAATGTTTTATTTTAAACGCAATAAGTTGCGAAGTTATAAAACCACGCCTTGTGTACACCTAATGGTTGTGTGTCCACTACGCATTTCTCCACGCTAAATGAGTCTTGTTCGAAAGTTGAAGGGAATTTTTCGATACACCTGGAAAAGAATATGTCCTCGTTTTCATATTTGCGTGGGCTATACTTTTTCAGGATGTCTTTCATAGTTTCTGTTTTTCTTAGACTAAGTCCACCATTCATGACTTTTCCACACGGAATTCGTGCGCCTATGTAGTCATAATCAAGAAAGGAGTCTATACCACGTCTCAGGAGAAAACTATCCGTTTGAAAAATCAGTGCATGTTTGACTTTAGCCAGAAGCGTTTCCCAAAAGTCTAAACTTAGCAGCAGATTGTTGTAATCCTCAACAGTTTCCAGTGACTCCACAGTTTTATAAACCACATTTTGAATATCAGCGAGCTTGTTTTTATTGTATTCGAGATTGTGGATAGGGCATATTACCATGAGACCCCAATCATGTGGAAGATAACGCAGAGTCAACTTCACTAGTGTGTTTAATGTTTCAAATGTACGTCCTTCCACAATCACTGCACACTTTGTGGCGTCTTGGCTCATAGTAAACGACTCATCTTTCAGGATCTCTGTTTGCTTTTCAATAAACTCATTAAACGGTGCTGGGTTGTACGCTTGTTTGAATCTGTATTCCTCGCTGTTTTTCAGGCGTCTAATAACTGCCTCAATTCCTCTGCGGTTTGCACAACGCGTGTACGTTCTCAGCCCTGATTCGTCGGGCAGGCGTCCCAGCACCTGCAAATAAGCCTCTGCAACCTGCTCTTCGCACATTGTTTAATATAAAGATTTTAGCTGCTGTACATTTACATGAAGTGGCTCATTTTTGGCGCTCGCGGTTGGATCGGTCAGCAAGTGGTATCCCTACTTGAGTCCAACAGTGACCATTCAGTCAAGTATGCACAGTGTCGGGCAGATTGCACTCAAGAGGTGACCAATGAAATTATCAACGTTCAACCGGATCGCGTATTGTGTCTGATTGGTCGGACGCACGGTCCTGGATACAGCACTATTGACTACCTCGAACAACCTGGCAAGTTGGTTGACAATGTGCGAGACAACTTGTTTAGCCCAGTGTCGCTTGCGCTCGTCTGCAAGGAGTTTGGGGTGCATCTCACGTACCTTGGCACTGGCTGTATTTTTAGCCAAGATCCCAACGTCATTGCAGACTCCAATGGCTACAATGAGGAGTCCCTGCCAGACTTTTTTGGATCTGGTTACAGCACTGTGAAGGGCTTTACAGATCGCCTGATGCACCAGCTTGATGTGCTGAACATTCGGATTCGAATGCCCATTGTGGGCTATCACAACCCACGCAACTTTATCACAAAAATCACACAGTATACCAAGGTGGTGAATGTGCAAAACTCCATGACAGTGCTCCCAGACCTCCTTCCTGTAATGATTGATCTGGCAACAAAGCGTCATATTGGAACAGTCAATCTCACAAACCCAGGGACAATCAGCCACAACGAAATCCTGGAGCTCTACAAAGAGCATGTCGACTGGGGCTTTGAGTACTCCAATTTTACAATCGAAGAGCAAAATGCAATTCTCGACTCTAGCCGAAGCAACAACAAGCTAAATACTACGTTGTTGAGTGAGATGTACCCTGAGATTCCAACCATCAAAGACAGCGTGACTGCCCTCATGAAAAGCTGGCCCCGCAAAGAATCTTAAGTATTGTACATGGAATTTGTCTCTACAAAAACCTTGATGCATGATATCCGTTTTGACTCGAGCTCCTCAGCAGTGCCGCAGCAGCCCATTCACAGGGTGGGGTATCTGCTTGAACTTCAGAGCCAACAGTTTGGTAACCAATGGGTGTACACAGAGTTTGACGCGTTCAGTCAACACCCAGCAGACTTTGGGATTCCTCAAGCAGATGGAACCTTTAAAAAGCTCGCTGTCAACAATTTGGATTTTCGATCGAGCGACGGTGCAAATGAAACTGGACTCGCAAATGGACACATTGAGTTCACTGCATATAATTACTCACCGGGCATAAACAATTATGACTCCACTGACGATTTAGCCTCTGGATTAAACGTAGGCAGCTACGGCTGCATGCAGGTGCACTGCGGCACAAATGTGCTATGGGCGTTCAACAACCACAACGGTGTTCACAAGGATCTTGGAATTGGCAACAACACATCAAATGAGCACAAAGATTGGACTTTTATGTACAACTCTTGGCAGTACACATACAAGCGACTGCGAGTGTACGCAATTCACCAACAAGTTGAAATCAAGTTTGCCTTGCAAGCTACGTTACAACCAAAGGTGAACATGCGCGGCGTGGCTGACGGGGACCCCCTGCTTTGGAATGCAACTGCTCAGGAATTTGGACAAACTCAAATACCTTTTGACTCCCACGGAGACATCTCAAAGCCCAACTTTATCATCGCACTCACTGGTCAGAGCAACAGCCAGGGTGCAAACGCATACTATGACGCAAATGAGCTCAATGACCAGCCACATGAGCGCATCTTTGGGTTCAATGCCACCACGCAGCAATGGGAAATCGCTGATCTGAATACCGAATCACTGGGCGCTTTTTGGCACAAACCCGCTGGGTTACAGAGCCTCGCGTTTCACTTTGCGCGCCGGCTCGTGGAGGCGTACCCTGACATTCGCCCAGGAATAATCAATGTGGGTGTCGGGGGACAGGCTATTGCCCGATGGGCCAAGTTTCCGCAGGGGCACGTATGGCATACGTACAACGTACAGCGCGCTGCAGGCGCCGGGGTGTTGCAAGGGGACATTTACGACCTGCACGTTCAGCAAATACATAATGCGCTCCAACACTTGGAAGCAGGACAACGCAAGGTGGGCGTTGTATGCTGGCACCAGGGAGAGTCTGATGGGTGGAACTCAGAAGCTCAGTACTACACAGACTGTATACATCAAGTGATCTCTCAGTACCGCAACGAGCCATGGGCAGACACGCGGACTCCGTTTGTTGTGGGTGAAACCACTGGTGCAGACGTTGGAACAGATCAAGACTCAGGCTGGGAGGCGCGTAACGTACAGCTCCGAAACTTGAACCTCGACGCGGATCCTTACACAAAGTGTGTCATGTGCTCAGACCTGGAACCTTCGGACTCACAGTACAAAAATGGAGATCTCATTCACTTTAGTGCACGGGCGCAACGCACAATGGGCACCAGGTACTTTAGGGCTTTCCGCAATATGTTCGAAAGCGCATAAAGTCAGCACACGTGTTAAACGCATGAAAGACATCATATACTTGATATACACAATACATTCCCGTGTATAAAGTTGGGAGATCTTCGCAAGGCATTAAATACGACGGGACATGTAAACGACTGCAGCAGTATCCGAAAGGAAGTCAACAGGTGCTTACATTGTCAGTGAATAACGGTGTAGAAGCAGAGCGTGAAGTGATACAAAAATTGGTGGAGTGTCCGTATGTGAAACAGAGACTTGACCTAGGAAGACTATAACTTATATTATGGTTGGTGTATTTGCAGGATATATTCAATGTTTCGATCATAAGCTCCCCATGCAAAGGAGTGTATGTACTGTAAGTACACATTCACAGAAAAGAGAAGTGCAAGGAGAATGATCAGCTCAGAAAACTCGAACTGAAGCTATGCATACCTATTGATAGATATCACGAAAAAGACTGCAGGTTTTGCAACAACGAATTTACTCGAAGGGAGAACTTGTTGCGTCACTACACAAGATGCAAAGTCAGATCAAATTACTTGAAATCAATCACGGAACGACATGAAGCAATGTACAATGAACAACCCGAAGACCCGGGAGCGGCACATGCTGAGTGAACAACGATTTTTTTCATTTTGTAAAAACGTTTTCATGCTCCCTCTGAACACACACAACAACAAAATACCAACAAAATTCCAACAAAATATCATGGAATAATAATATTTCATTACTACAATGGCTCAGTGTTCTAAGTGCCTAAAACAGTTTAACATGCAGTGGGAGTTATCGAGGCATTTGAAACGAAAGTACCCATGCAAGGTAGCACCCTCTACCCCCGAACTTAATCCCTCTGACCCCAAAAATGATCCTTCTACCCCCGAAGTTATCCGAACTACCCACGGCTCGGAATGCAAGTATTGTAAGTATGGATTTACTACAGTTTCTAATGCAAAGCGACATGAGCAGATATGTAAGGAGAATGATCAACTCAGAAAACTCGAACTGAAACTATGCATACCTATTGATAGGTATCACGAAAAAGACTGCAGGTTTTGCAACAAAGTACTATCAAGGCGCGAGCACTTGATGCGTCACTTCAAGAGGTGCAAGGCAAGAGCCGAATACTTTGAATCAATCACTGAACAACACGACGCCAAATATTGCAAAACTGTGAACAATGTGACGATAGTCAACAACAATAACAGCAACAATACGCAGTACAACGTTGTGATCAATTCTGTGGAGAACACGGAGCGTATAATGCGAAATCTCCCCGAGAAGGTTGCGCAGTGGCTGCTTGACGACCAGCGAAACAGAAGCGGGCGCCACTTGGACTGGCAAACTGGAGCGAAAATGATTATGGAGACGCATAGCAAACCGGAAAATCGAAACTTGAAGGTGACGAATGATAGATCGAACCTCATCTGGTGTTACGACGGTGAGCAGCACGTTCAAAAGGTGGCTTCGGACGTTGTGGAGGAAGAGTTTGCACAGTGCGCCGACGATTTGCAGCACATACAGAAGAAGCATTATGACACGATGAGCAAACTGGGGGCACTGAGAGAGATGGAGACGTACCTGGAAACGGCGTATACTCCAGATCACGCAAAACGCCACCAGAAAACGATAATGACAGCACTGCGCTGTACTTCAAAGGAGTAATGTCTTTCCAATGAGTATGGAGGGCTTTGTTACTCTTCAGTTTCAGAGGGAATACCTGGATGCAAAGGTACCAGCAGAGTATCACAAAGACCCGCAAGTTCTCACACTGAATGGGCACGAAAATGAGTCAGGCACGTTGTACTTTTGGCAGCTGTACAGCATTCTGGGGGAAAACAAGATTCGACAGTTTATCACTGAATTTTACACAAACCTGTTTGACGAAGCGGAAGATATTCAGTTCATCAAAACGTTCAAAGTGCTTGGGTCCATTGAGCATCACATAATCGGACAAACCAACTTTTGGCTGGACGCAATGGGAGGTGGCAAGAAATACGCGGGAGGACAATTCAGGCTGCAGCGCCATCATGACTTGGCAAAGCACATAATGAATGCAAAAGGGGCTCGGATCTGGCTTCAGCACATGCGGTACACATTGAATACCACATT